GCATCTATTATTTTTTCATAATTTTCCAATGCTTTCATATTGTTTTCTGCTAAATTTCTTTTTTTTAAAACTTGATCGTATTCAAATTTATCTATGATTTCTTGTGCTAAAATTTTTTCTGATTTAACTTCTGCTCCTTGAAATTTATTTTCATTAATTTTTATTTTAGCTTCATCTAATAATAAATTAATTTTTTCATCAGATAATAAATTACCAGTTAATCTTTTAACTTCTTTAAAACATTTGGATAATGATTTTATAGTTACCATTAACTATTCCTTTTTGTGCAATTAGTTCCAGCTTCTATAGCTTGTCTAATTTTGGTTTTATTTTTTATAGAATTGTCAATTTCTTTTATTGCATTTCTTTCTTGAATCATAGGCTCAGTCAAATCTTCATCTTTAATATTTAATTGCTTTTGATGTAATATAGTTCTTTGTTGCATATTTTCTGCTTCTAACTCTAACTCTGATTGATTTTTATCTTTAATTATTTTTTGTTCTTCTGTTAATGGTTTTAAGTTTCGGTTGTTTATGTTAGATTGTTCTTGTATTTTTATTCTGTTATTTTCTACTCTTTTAGCTTCAATTATATCTCTTTGTGTTTTTTGTAAGTTTCTAATATTTTTTAAATAAACTGTAGCTGATGATCTATCTCCATTTTTTAATGAACTGTTATACAAAGTATTAAAATCTTTAATTTGATCGTCTAATTTATTTAACTGTGGATCTCCTACTCTTGTTTTTTCAGATATAATATTACCAGTATCTACTGGCTCTCCCTTTAGAACTTTACCAACAGAATAATCTAATAATTGTTTTTGATTTTCTGGAGAAACAGCCGCTAACCTTTGATAAATATTTGGCTTACCTCTTACTTCTGAAAGGTAATCTCCAATTCTGCCAAAACCAACATGAGCAGCACTACCAATAAAGCCACCAAGTGCTATGTTAGTAATAGCATCATAAGCAGTATAATCAGCTTGTTCTGATTTTGCCACACCATAAACAATAGGTTCAACAGCTATGTTACCAACAAAACCTTCTACAGCACCCTTTTTCATTCTAGCTATGTTTTTACCAGAACGAGCAACCATAGAAGCAAATTTAGCTTGACCAACAATAGGTACAAAAGAAGCACCAATATTTATAGGGTCTAAAAAACTTGTACCAAGAGATTCCAAAAAGAAAAAACTTTTTGCCATTTTACTATCTGGTCCTCTAGCTAAAATACTTGCTCTTGAATTTTCTAAATTTTTTCTTTCAACTATATAATCAACAACGCCTTCCCTTGTATCTTCTGTAAAATTTAAACCTAAACTAGCATATTGTTTATTTAACTCGTCTTTATTTAAATAAACATTGCTAGATTGATAGGCTTTTGTTTGGTCATATGCTCTTAATGTAGAAGCTAATGGATTTAAATTCCATGTGTTCATAAAATTAGCATGAGCAGCATCTAAAAAACTGGTTCTAGTTTGGTTATATAAAGATCCTATTTCTTCTTTTGATTTTTCAAATGTGCCTAATCCAAGGTTAATCATTATTTAAATTTTGTATCATTAAGATTTTTTTTTCCATTATTAATAATCTCATCAATTAAAAATTCATCATATTGAAAATAATCACCAGAAGGTGGATCTGGTATAAGTGGTAATTCATCACCAGTTACAGGATATACGGAAATTGTATTTTTAATTGTAGGGTCTTGATTAGGTAAATCTGCAAGATAATATTCTATTCTTTGACCATTAGCATTTTTTACAGGTTGTAATCCAGCAGAACCAGCAAAGTCAGCATACAAAACCATACCTGTCATATCACTATTATTTAACCATCTGGAATAATTACGAATAGTAAATCCTACTCTTTTTTTAACATCTTCTTCACTTAAATTAGGAATGTTTAAAGACGAAGCGTAGTGCATATATCCTTTTTCTCCCATAAAACGATCTAAATAATTTCCAGGTGAATCATCTTTTACACCAATTAAAATTGCTTCATTTTTGTTTTCAACAGCAGCCACAGGTATAGGTATTTTATTTATAGTTTTTGGTATTAATGCGGTTAAAGCATTATTAAGAACATAATCACTTAAAAAATCATTAGCTGCGGATGATGCTGCCTCAGGTGCAGTTACATTTTTATTTGTTCTTACTAAAGCAACTTTTAATAAGGCTTCATTAATTCTTAACATTTTAGCAGCTTTAGATTGAGAACCTTCTCCTTGAGAATCAAGTACCTGTCCAAAATCTTCTGTTTTTCCTGCAATGGCTGTTATTAGACTTGTAACTTGTTTTGGATCTTTTTGATTAGAAATTTTTTTTAAGTCTTCTAAACTGCTACTATCAAATAAATCTTTAGCTAACTCAACACTGTCTGTGGAAATACCCATTAATATAGTCTCAGGTGTTTTTTCATCTTGTAAATGATTAACAATCATTCCCATATTTTCATCACCATAAGTTACTTTTAATTGTTCTATTAATTTTAATTTATCTTCTGATTTAATACCTGTGTTTGAAAATTGATTTTTAATTTGAGTAACTTCTTGTTTAGTTAATATTTTTAAATTAGCTAAATCAACTTTTCGTTTAATTTGATCTTCTATTATTGCATTAGTTAATGTTTTTCTATCAGCCAATTTAATTTGTGGATTGTTTTCTGCTTTATAATTATTATTTAATTCTTCTATTTCTGGATTTGTTTGTATTTGAAAATTTACAGGATCTTCCAACATTTGTTTTGCTGCATTATTTCTAGCATTAATTAAACCTTCTTTTAGTTTAGATTGAGTTATACGATCTGCAGACCCTACATATAAATCTGTATTAAAATTTTTATTTTCAATGAGATTATCTGCTTCATTTGTAGGCAATACCCCAATCAACCTTACATCTTTAGCATTAATTTTAGCTACATTATAAGTTGTTTTTAATTCATTGTATTTTTCTATTGGTAAAATTTTCTTTGCAAACTCAAAATCAAAAGGTTGTTCTGTACCCTTGTCTTGTAAAGAAAAAATAACATTAGCAAATTCTTTTTGCATTGGTTGAATCATTATAGTTTCAACTTGATTAATAAATTTTATTCTTTCTTTTAAATCAATATTAGGATATTTTTTATCATTCATTAAATTGTAATATGCTTGTTTAGGATTTGAAGATATGTCTTGATTAACTTGAAAACTTTCAATAACACCTGGTATCATTTGAAGCATTTTATTATATTCAGGTACACTAACTCTTCCTTTATAGCTTTTTTCATAAAGATTTTCTAAATCTGTTTCTATTAATTGTAAAGCCATTGGATCTTTACTTACATAGGCTTGAGTTAATAATGTATTTTGTCTTATGGAAACTTGATTATTTAATGTATCTATTACATTTTTAGATACTCTTATATTTGTTTTGAAAATTCCTTTTTGAACTTCACCTAAAAAACTATTATTAAAAGCAGATTTAACAAATTTATTTGATGCTTTATTTGAAAATTCATCTTGAATAGTTTTGGATTTTGATTGGATTAAATTAAATGCTTGTTCTTTATTATCTAATTTTGATGCTTCATCAAAAACTTCATTTAATTTAAAAATAGATTCGTTTTCTAATGTAAGAGCTTCCGCTTTATTTTCTAAATTTTTTTCATTAACTCTATGTTTAACAATAGCATCTGTTATAGGAGCTAAAGCAGTACCAATGTTTTGAGATAAAGGAATTTGAATATTAGACTTGACTGCTCCTACTTCTGCAGTTGGTCTAGCTGTGGATGTAAAGGTTGGTATTTTTGGCATTAGAAATAACCTCCCATTTTAAGCAAACTTGTTCCAGTTTGTGCTACAGTTTGTATTTGTGCAAGTTTTGCTTGTTGCCTAGCCATTTGACCTTGTATTCTTGCAAAATTTGCTTCTTCCATTTTTTTACCTTCTGCAACTTTAGAATTATATTCCATAACATCTTTTTGTAAAACTGCCTGTTCTGCATTATATCTAGCTATTCTAAAAGCAGTTCCTGTTCCAGCGACAACTCCAGATTTGTTTAAATTAACTTCTGTTGTTCCCTCTAATTGTCTAAATTGTTGGTCAAATCTTCCAATATCAAATTCTAATTGTTGTTCAAGCATCCCAGCTTCTTGTTCTGCAATCGTAGCGTTTCTATTTTGAACAGCTTGATTATATTTACCTATTGCACCTTGCTGTTTGTATTGCATTACACCTAAAGTTGCTACTGCTGCTCCTGGAAATCCCATTAAAATAACCTCGCATATCTATAATGGTCTGAACCATCAAATCCGTATTTCTTCATTAATCCTTCTTCCTTTAATCCTAACCATTTAGCAAATTTTAAACCCATAGTAAAATCTGCTCTTACAGCAGTTTGTACCCTGTGGATTTCGTTTTCTTTTGCTAATCTTGCAAAGTTCTTTTTAATAGCTCTAGCAATAACTAATGGATGATCCCAAACTTTACTACTTGCTAACACCCAGCCTTCTGCAACTCCATTCCAAATAATTTTCATACCAGCAGACGCAACAGGATCATCATTAATGATACAAGTATAAGCTAAACCTGTCTGTTCTAATTCCATTGCTTCTCCTTCAAATTGAGCATCTTTATCCATAAGAACATGGTTCATTTGGTTGGCTAGAATAATCTTACCATGTTTTGAAATATAAGGCACTATTTGTAAAATATCTTTAGTCATTGGTTTGCAATTCTGGGTATAATGATAAAACAGTCAAAGGTAAAGGTTGAGTTTGTCTAACAAATATAAATCCATCTGTATCATAATTACCTCTAAACTCTACTGCTTTGTCTCCTGTAAATGTGGGTATACCTTGATCCATCACATCTGCAGAAGTACGGAATGGTATTCGTTCCATATCAGAAAGATTAGGTCCTACTTCTACTCCTACACTTTCATATAATCTTACAGTAATTTCGTAAATTCTTTTTGTTTTTCCTTGAGATGTACCATTTTGAGAACCAGCATCTAATCTCATGGTTTGTAAAATAGAATTATATCCTAATCCTACTTTCACATCTGTGGAAGATCTATCTAAACTAACAGAGCCAGAAGAAACTATTTTTGTAGGATGAGTTGCACCATCTGCTAATATGTGAACTGTTTGACCTTCTAAATGATCTAATCCAGAAAGAGTAGTAACAGCAGTTCCACTATAAGCTAAAGCACTATCTAAATAGTTAAAAGTAGTATTATCTGTTTCTGTAAAATCAACATTGTTTAAATATTCTACATACCTTCTACTAGAACCATTTACAGTTCTTTTAATAATAACATATACTTGATATTCTGTATCATCAGTTGGTATAACCGCAACACTTTCGCAAATAGATTTTCCTTCGCTAGTTGCAGTAAGTCTAGCAATGTCAAAACTAGAAATAGTTAAGTAATCTAAACCTGTAGATACCACTTCTTTAATAGTAACTACATTACTAGAAACAGTAGCGGTAAAATTGCTATCTGCATCAATAAGAGTTTTTAAATTAGTAGCTGTTTGGTTGTTGCTAGTAGCGTTGTGAAAAAATCCAGAAGTAGCAGAAGTGGCAGAAGTAAAAGTGGTAGTTGTGCCATCTGATTTTTTTAAAACAATTCTTGTTCCATTTTTTATATTTGCGTAATCTGTAACTGTAATAGTAGCTGTTCCAAAGATACCTCCAAAAATATGTCTGTGCCAGGCTGTTACTTGTTGCTCTCTTTGGTAAGTTAATCCTACTAACTCTCCATCTCCTCTAACAGCATAAATAATTTGATTAGGTTCTTGTTGGTAAGCAATTTGTGTTAGTCCACCTTCAGTAATATGTTCAGCAAGAATGGTCATATCAGGAGCAAGATAACCATCTACATCAAAGTTATATGCTAGTTCTCTAATTTTTCTTTTTGCTCTTTGTAAAAATAAAGTTGCGTTACCTACTGCAATCGCATCTACATTTGCAGCACCATGGTTAGATTGTTTTTTAATAAGAATATTGGTTGGGGTTACTGCATTATCTGTTCCACCACCAGATACCGTAAATTCACCACCTGCCGTTCCTATAATTAAAGTTCTAGTGGCAGTCATAAATCTAATAGCATTTACTTGATTAGAAGCAATCGTGTAAATAATAGCATCATCATCAGCAATCGTACCGCTAAGATTGGCATCCATATTTTCATAATCTCCTGATTTGGAAAAGAATATTGTTTGTGGTTGATTTGTAGTTCCTGCAAATATTAATCTTTGTTCAAAGAAGGTTACGCAAGAAGGATGTCCAGTAGTGTCTGAAAAAGAACCTAGTTGCCAAGCTGTAATAGCACTAGTGTTTGTAAAGGCTGTGGTAATAGTAACCACCACAACAGTAGAACTTGTTCTTGCCGTAATAATTGCATAACCACTATTAAAATAAATTTGTCTACCTATGTCTGTGGCTAACCATCCAACTCCACTATTAATACCAGTAATTGCAGAGGCTGTTATATCAACTCCAGTTCCAACAGCAGAACTAGCTGGTGTTAAAGTTGTAGTGGTTATATTGGGATCTTGAAATGGTCCTTTGGTAAAACTTACTTCATCTAAACTCCAAGTAGTATGACCAGTACGAGATAGTTTTGCTACTTCGTGAGATGGATGAGTAATGTACATAACATCTGCAGACTGTGCAAATTTAATATCAAATAATTGTGCGGTTGTATAAGGAGTAGTAATTTCAAATACTTTATTAGAAACACCAGCAGAACCATAAGTAGTAAAGCTAGTGCTGTTTATGTTTGTTCCATCTTTATCTGTAAGTTGAAATGTATTGGTTGTTACTCCTGCAACTAAAAATCTTTTGCCATTGAGTTCTGTCATTCCCACTACTTCTGTAATAACAACTTCATCTCCATTAGAGTAACCATGAGAAGTAGCAGTTACTACCGCAGGGTTAGCTTTAGTAATACCTGAGATTACTTTGTCTCCTTCTAATACTGAACCATTGTCTTTGTAGACACGAATTTTAAGATTAGAAAACTCTAACATATAAGTTTGAGTAGTAGAAAATTCAAAAGGAATAAGTCTAGTTTTGTTATCGCTGTCTGCTACCTCTGCAACAAAAGATGTGCCTGGTCTACGAGCCGCAGCACCATGAGGATATACAATTAAATTTTCTAAAGTCTTACAGCCTGAACTGTATTTAGTAAGATCATTACGACCATCTAGTCTGGGAGACAGTTCTCCTCCTGTAAAGTTGGTAAGCTGTACCGCAACTCTAGCCATAAATTAAAACCTTGAATTTATAAAAGTACCAGCGTCAATAGCATCTGCCATTCCTAAATCTTGTGATACATTTTGACCTTCTGTAGAATCTACAAATCTAGCATCTCTTAATTTATTTTGAAATAACTCATACATATTCTGTGCAACAGGATTAGAAGAAGTTACTCCGTAAGCAATGTCTGCACCCAAGGCAGCAGATAAAGTTTCTCTTAATAATTCATCGTATTCATTAGGATCAGTAACTCTTGATACATATAAAATTTTCATAGAAGAGGTATTGCTTAATACTTTTCTACCTTCTACTTTGTAATTAGAATCGTAATCTAAAATAACTAACAGTCGTAAACAATCTGAAGGTAAAGTGTATTGGTAACTAAAACCCCAAGCTGGAGCTGTTGAGTCTGCAGCTAGTTCTACTCTTTTTTGTAAACAGTTCCAAGGATGAGATCTAAATACTGCGTCTCTTACTTGAGTATATCTTGAGTTACAAAGTCTACCATTTTTTGAATCTTCTGTTAGGGATAGAATAGTAGTAGCTCCTAATTGATTTAATGCTCCGTTACAAATATCTACTATGGATGCCATCTATTTTTTCTTTGCTGTTTTAGCTGATCTTTTAAAATTTGCTGCTGTTGGAGATCCTTTAGATCCTGGCTTTCTCATTTTTTCATTTGAGCCAGCTTTAATTCTTTTTCTTTTTGCGTGAATGTTTGCGTATAAACCTTGTTTTGCCATAACTATTCTTTCGTTATATATTTTCTTCTTATTTTCCTATTGGTCATCCGTTGCCAGATTTCCGCTTCCGTTCTCTCATTATGAATATCAAATCCATTATGAGCAGATGCTGTGTGTTTAAATCTGTCTACCAAAACAAATCTATAAACATAATCATCTTTCTTAAAATGTAACACAGGTTTGACTTCTTTCAAATGTTTCATTTAAAGAAAGATGGGGGATTGCTCCCCCACCCAAACTATTTATTAGTCTTTAACGTATAGAACTTGCAACTGAATAGTTCCAGTACCATTAGCACCTGCTAATGTAACTGTTACTGGTAAACCATCTTTGTCTGCATCAACTACACTGTTTCTACCTAAAGCCATAGTATCTGCTGCAACAACTGTTGCTGCAGAAGTTGAAGCGGCTGCTGCTTTGTATTCATCAACGTCAAGCGTTACCGCTGTTCCTGATGAGTCATTGTAGCCTCCGTGTCCAACCGATATAGTGGTACTTGCACCAAGAGCGTCATAACTTACTGATCCGCTCAAGATTCTTGCACCATTAGGTATGTAGAACATAGTAACAGTAGATTGCTCTGCACTTGCTTCGTACTCTGCAAATGCAACTCTTACTCTACCTGCTAGTTCATTAGTATCAACCTTCTCAGAAGGAACACTAACTATCTTCGCATATTGTATTGAATTAGCCATATATATATCCTCCTATTATGCTTCTACGCAAGTTATACCAAGGACTTTAGCTTCTTCCATTCTAGTAGCACCGATGCTTTGGCAGTAGTACACTTGAGTGGCATAAGATTTGTCAGCTCTTTCGTCAATTCTAGCGGAAATATCTTTTCCGATTCCTAGAGCTATTCCATCTTGTGCAAAAGCTATACAAAGTCTGTCATTACCAGATTTTGTAAGTCTGTTGGATGTTGTAAATTTAAACCCAAGAAAAGTATCAATTTCACCATGAACCAACGCTTTGATTGTGTTGAAATCTGAACTTGTTACTTCGGTTGTCGCCAATAGATTATTAATCTGCTCAGGTCCTACAATAATGTGTCTAGGGATTGAAGGATCAACATCAGCCAAATCAAAAGTCTGCTTAGCAGTTCTTAATTTAGCAATAGTTAAACCTGCAGAACCACCAGCAATTACTGATTGTTGAGCTTGAGATGTTGAACCAGTCTCGCCTGTGTAGGCAGTACCAGTTGCAGCAGCTATAATCACATCGTCTGTAGCTCTACCCATTGCCATTGCAGCAGCTTGAGCATAAGAAGATGTTGGATCGATTAAGAGTCTTACTTTATCCTGAGTGTCTATTAGATCAGCATATTCGTAATCAGCAAGTGATACTCTTCGTCTTGAATGAGGTGTATCAATTTGCGGAGTGTCGGAATGTCTGCTAGTTTTTAAAACTGCAGTTACTGAACCAACTTGGTCAAAAAAAGCATTTTTTCCAACCACAGATTCAACTCGGACTTTGTCTCTTAATAACGATCCCATTTGTTGAGAAAGCATTTGAATGTTAGCAGAATACTGCTGAACAAATGCTGTAGTTATTTGTGATGACATATTTGTCTCTCCATTTATTAAAGTTAAATATTAACAACCCACATGGTCATTAATAAAATTAAAACAGAAAGGTTCTCCGTCAAAATTGACAGGCATTTCTTGCATTTAAAGTCTGTTAGACTAGAGTCTATTCCTTCTTGTCAGTAAGGTTCTTGCGAATTGTCTTACCTTTAACCCATTTATAATAAATATCTGCAGTTGGCAAGGGATTTGTTTTCTGGTTCTCAGAACCTGTTTCCTTAACCAACCGCAATATTTCTAATCTAATCTCTTGATCGTTTAGATTATTATTCTGCATTTAACATTTCTCTTAATGTATAGACTTGTTGAACTACCTTGTCGTGATCTGGGTGATTTTTATTCCAGTAAGGACTATTGGTATCATTAGTCAAAGTAGTTATTTCTGATTCAATGTCTTTCATGGTATCTACATTTTCGCTTTCTGTAGAAACAATTTTATCCTCAGACATCATATTAGCAATTTTTGCAAATCCTTTTATAATTTCTGGATGATCTCCTACCCTTGTTCCATCTTGTAGTTGCATATCTAATACATCTGGATTAATATTTGCTTTAGCTAATGCACCAGCTTGTTTAACTTTACCTTCAAAGTCTCTACCCCACTCTTGTCTTAGCTGTTGTTCCGCTTGAACTTGAGCAGTCTCTGTATCAATCTTTGATTGCTGTGCAGTACCTTCCATATTATTTTTATAGAAATCTAAAATACCTTCAGCTTGTTTATTATTCAAACCTAGTTTATGAGATTGTTCTGCAAATGATTTAATTGCACCTTCATCAAAATTAACTACATCAGATTTAACATTTAATTTATATTGATCTGCTGTTTCTGGTCTACCTAATTTTGAATACACTTCACTCCACTGATCGTCTGTTGAGTTGTTGTTAGGAATAACTACCTTATCCTGACCAATCATTTTAGTTGCGTTGATGTAACTTTTTGCTAGTGCATCAATCTCCGTAAATTTCTCTATACTAGGATCGCTTCTAAACTCTTCACTGATAGACTCTTTCCAAGAAGAGGGTGTTATAGGTGTATCTGATTTTGCAACTGTATTAAGTGTTGCTGTTGGTTGGACTGTTTCTGTAGATGGTGTCGCTGTTTCTACAGGCACAGTTTCCTGCGTTATCTGTTCGTTTGACATTATTATTTTCCTTTTTCATTATCATTTTGCAGCATTGATTTTATAAATAAAAGAACGCTGCGTTGTCCTTCCATATATGCACTTTCATGGCTATCTCCTTTAACATTAGTAGTAGCGTGGTAGTGGCATCTCTTTTCTAAATCAAACAAGACTTCTTTGCCTTCGTCTGTATTGAATATAAATTCGTAATTTTTTTTTAACTTTCCAATTAATTGTTCTAGTTGTTTACTTGCTTCCATGTTTTTTCCTTTCTATTACTCTTCTGGGTTTACTAAAGCCTTTGCTTCCTCTGGCAATGCTTTTGCCAATGGTGCTATGTCTCCTCCTGCTTGTGCTACTTGTTGCATCTGTTGCATTTGTTGTTGTTGTTGAGCCTGTTCTTGAGCTTGTTGTCTTTCAGAGTTTACTTGGTTTTGTGATTTTAATAATTTTTGTGGCATACCAACTATGTCTGCTAGATGTTTCACTAGGTTATCAAAATTAACATAATCAAATACTGGTGCTACATTTGCTAATGATCCTAATATTTCTATTGCTCTCATAATGGATTGTAGCTCTGAAGATTTTTGTGCTTTAGCAAGTGGTGAAACATATTCAATTTCTACATTTCTTCCAGATAAAAACTCTGGTGCTTCTGGCAACATATTGTTACGGAGCAGTATAGCAAACACTCTATCAATTAATGGTTTTAACAATTCTGATTGCAGTCTACCAAGAACAGGTCCTAGTAATCTCATCTTCTCTTCGTTCCTTTGGATGACTTCTGTTGCTGTCATTTGAGGACCATTCTGCATCATAAGTTGGTTTACATAAAACACAGCACGAATAGCATCTCTTCTTTGCTCTTCCATGTTTAATCCTAATGGATTGTTTGCACCAATGTTTAAAGGTTCAATTCTATCTCTTGTTCCTGATCTATAAAAATTTAATCCGCCAGGTACAGTTCTAACTGGTAATAAAAAACCATCGTCAGGCACTAACAAAGGAGGATCAACTTGTTTCTGTGCTGCTTTAATAGTGGTCTTAGACATTTCATTTAACATCTTCACATCAGGCAAAGCAGTCATCGCAGGAGATCTTCCGTAGATTTCATTGGATGCTTTTAAGTAACGAGGTACTACAAAAGGAAATTCTTTAAATCCAGAAACAGATAATTCGTTTCCATTTTTATATTCTACATAAACAGATTCAAATGGCATATTAGCTTTATCTTTTTTCTTAGGATCAAAATCAGATCTTGGATAAAGTGCGTGGATTAATTCTACTTCTTGGTAAGGATCTTTTTTTGACATTGCCATAATGTCTGGAGAAACTTTATCTCCAAATTTTTGCAACGCACCTCTAGCAGAAAGTTTAAATCTTCTGTATACTGTATCTACTCTTCCCTTATCGTTCTCAGCAATAAACACTTCGTTAATATGTCTGGTTGAGAATTTAATTAAATCATCATCATCTTCTTCAATAAACATTGCTGCTGTACCAAAGGTAATTAGATCGTGGTATAATTCAAAAATTTCTTGTTGGAAGTTAGAACGATTAAACGCAGTGTACATTGTTTCGGTTGCAGACTCTAACCAAAGTTTTGCTTCTTCTTCGTTGTCTATATCTTCTTCTTTAAATCGTAAGGTAAACCAAGGGGTAGAAGGGTTAGTCAACATACCATGTAGAGAAGCTGCTAGTAATTCTACTGCTTGAATAGGAGACGAATCAAAAATCATCTCATTTCGTTTATCTCCTCTGGCTCTGGTTTTAGTTACATCGGCTTTTCTTGGTTGCATATAATCTGCAACTTCTTGCCAGTGTGTTTCCCAGTTTTGCCTTTGACCTTGTAGTTTGTCAAATCGTGCTAATAAACTTTTACTTAAATCTGTTTTTGCCATTATGATCCTAATAGACTTTTCTTACCTAGTGTAGCATCTCCCTCTACTCCTGCTGAGCTAGTTAGAATAGTTGCTGATCTTCCTTTTCGTTTTGTTTTAACACTGGATGAATATCCATCTGCATCGGTTGCTGTGCTTTGAGAAATCTCTGCTGCGGTTGGAGCTATAGTAGTAGCTACTGGAGCAGGTTTGTTTACTTTTTTAACAGCACCCATTTTAACCGCTTTTGTAATTGCTGCAGCCATTCCCATATTAATTAGTCTCTCTAGTTAAGGTAGATTTAGTTTCTGTAACTCTTACTTGTTCTACTTCAGGTTTTTTAATTACTTCTTCTGCTTTTAGAATTACAGGTTCTTCTTTTTTAATTTCTACTTTAGCTTTTTTTGGTTTGATTATTTCTTTTGCTATTTTAATTATGTTTCTAATTCCCATGTTATGATCCTAATAAAGTTTTCTTACTTGTTGTTAATTGATTTAATACTCCATAGCTAGATGTTTTTATTGTAGATGATCTTCCAGAACGCATTTGTGACTTACCAATAGAAGCATACTTCACAGGTTTAGGCTTTAAAACTGTAGAAGTTTTTGTGGCAACAGGAGTTGGGTTTGACGAATAATAAAGAAGTTTTGCAATAGCAGCTCCACCCTCTCCTCTTCTTATAGATTTAGCAAACTCTTGAAGTCCTCTCATTTTATTTTCTTTAGATGCCATATTATGATCCTAATAGTGTTTTCTTTTCCAA